CTATGAGTTTATCAATCACATCAAACTATGCAGGGGAAGCAGCCGGAAAATATATTTCTGCAGCTTTACTTTCTGCATCAACATTGGAAAAAGGTTTAGTAACCGTTATGCCAAATGTAAAATTTAAAGCTAATTTACAGGTAGCTTCTTATGACGATATTGTAAGAGATTCAACCTGTGATTACACAAACTATGGAACTTTAACTTTAACTGAAAAAGTTATTCAACCTTTAGAGTACCAAGTAAATACAACCATGTGTAAAAAAGAACTTATTGATTCTTGGGAAGCACAACAAATGGGTTTTAGTGCTTTTGCTGAAGCACCAAAGTCTTTTGCTGATTTTGTTATTGCATATACGGCTTCAAAAGTTGCTGCAAAAATTGAATCAAATATTTGGAGTGGTCAAGTAGGTACTAACGGTGAATTTGACGGTTTTTACTATTTAGCTACTGCCGGTGGATCTGGTTGTGTGTCTGTTTCTGGTACAACTATCAGTGCAACAAATGTTATAACTGAAATGGGTAAGGTGGTTGATGCAATACCAACTGCCGTGTATGGGAAGGAAGACGTATTTATTTACGTAGCACCAAATGTTGCCCGTGCTTATATCCGTGCATTAGGTGGTTTCGTAGCTACTATTGGTGCAAATGGTGTTGATAACAAAGGGACAACATGGTTCAATGGACAGGGATTATCTTTCGACGGCATACCTGTAGTTGTAGCACAAGGGCTACCAGCACATTCAATGATGGCTGCACAAAAATCTAATATGTTCTTTGGAACTGGTCTGCTATCAGATACGAATTCTGTGCAAGTTATTGATACTTCAGAAACACTTGGAGATCGTAATCTTCGAGTAGTTATGAGGTTCACGGCTGCAGTACAAATGGGTATAAATTCAGACGTAGTTATCTACGCATAAGACTAATTAATTGTGGGGTGTAAAAACCCCACTTATTTATAAATTTTTAAAACTTAAAACATGAGTTGTGATATTATTGGAGGACGTACCGAGCAGTGTAAGGATAGTGTAAGTGGATTACATAATATATACTTAATAAATTACGGTGATTTAGATATTTCCGGACTTGCACAATATGGAACTGGAGATAATACAGATCAAATTGTAGCAGTACAAAGTGACGGTATTACGTTTTCTGCATTCAAGTTTGAGTTAAAAGGGGCTAATTCTTTTGAAACTACTATTGAATCAAGTAGGGAAAATGGAACAACATTCTTTACTCAGACTCTAACTGTACAGTTAAAAAGACAAGATGTAAAATCTACTAAAAACATTAAATTAATTTCTTACGGAAGACCAAGAATTATTGTTCACACAAGAGGTGATCAATTTTTCTTAATGGGCTTGGATCAAGGTTGTGACGTGACTGCCGGAAGCATCAGTTCTGGTCAAAATTTGGGTGACTATAATGGCTATTCTTTGACGTTCACGGCTATGGAAGAACTTCCAGCGAATTTTATTAATGCTACAAATGAAACTGAATTAAAACTTTTATTACAAAATGGTGCTGGTGGTACTGGTGTTTGTAATATAGTAACTTCATAAAAGGGGCTTTTCTTTCTTTATATACTTGTAAAAAGGGGTTTTTCGGAATCCCTTTTTTTGTGACAAAAAAGTAAATTTCCGTTCATGTAATATGATAATATTAAAAGTAGATACGAACCCCCAAAGTTTTAAATTTATTCCAAGATCTAAAACGTATGACGGTTTATTTATTAAAGATGAAAGCACTAATGTTGAAACACAAGTAGTTATTGGTTCTTCAGCTACTAATGATTATTATGATACGATTACGGCAACTTTTCATACAACCTCACCGGCTTTTGATTTAGTAGAAAATAGATTCTATAAACTGCTAATAAAAAATGGTACTGATATTGTTTATTATGATCGTATTTTTGTAACCAATCAAAATGTTACTACCTTTAGTGTAAACAACAATGTTTACAATGAACATACTTCAACTAATGAATTTATAATTTATGAATAATAGTAATTTACACGTATTAAATTTAAGTGCTTACGAAGCACCAGAAATTGTAGAAAGTTCAAGAGAAGATTGGGTTTTATACGGTGACAATAATGATTATTTTAATTTTTTGATAGACAACTACAAAAACAGTACAACCAATAATGCAGTAATTAACAATATTTGTAAATTGGTTTACGGTAAGGGACTTGCTGCAACTGATTCAAATAAAAAGCCAAATGAATATGCACAAGCAATTATGCTTTTTGATGCAGAAGATCTAAAAAAAATTATCTTAGATTATAAAATGCTTGGTCAGTCGGCTATTCAAATACATTACAGTAGGGATCATAAAAAAATAATTAAGATATACCATATACCAACCCAACTTTTAGCGCCTGAAAAGTGTAATGAAGACGGTGAAATCGAAGCTTTTTATTACAGTGATAATTGGGAAGAAGTTAAAAAATTTCCACCTAAAAGAATTCCAGCTTTTGGCTTTAGTAAAGAATCAGTTGAGATAATGTATATAAAACATTATACACCAGGAATGAAGTATTTTGGTTGTGTAGATTATCAAGGTGGTATTCCTTATTGCACCCTTGAAGAAGAAATCAGTTCTTATTTAATTAATGATGTACAAAATAGCTTCTCAAGCACCAAGGTGGTCAATTTTAACAATGGCATACCTACAGAGGAGCAACAAACTATTATCAGTTCAAAGGTGATGAATAAATTAACTGGCTCAAATGGTCAGAAAGTGATCGTTAGTTTTAATGCTGATGAGCAATCGAAAACAACCGTTGATGACATACAACTTAACAATGCCCCTGAACATTACCAATATTTAGCAGATGAATGTTTACGCAAAATACTCGTTTCTCATAACGTGACAAGCCCCTTATTATTTGGAATTGCAAGTAAAAATGGGTTCTCAAGCAATGCTGATGAACTTGAAAATTCAAGTGTTCTTTTTGACAATATGGTAATAAAACCAATGCAACAAGTTATTACAGATGCACTTGATAAAATACTTGCTTTTAATGGTATTTCTTTAAAACTTTATTTCAAGACTTTACAACCTTTAGAATTTAAAGATTTAGAAGGTGTAAAAGATGAAGAAGTCATTGAAGAAGAAACTGGTGTAAAAATGTCAACTGATAAAAAATTTATTTTAGATGACAACCAATGCAATCACGTTCTTGAAAATTTAGACGGTGAAATTGTAGATCTTGATGAATGGGAACTTGTAGATAAAAGAGTGTGTAGAGATGAAAATTCTAAGATTGAAGATTGGGCAAACAGATTGATAAAACCAAAAAAATCAAATCTAACCAAATTAGCTGATTTTATAAAAAGTTATCCAAACAGAAAGTCTTTTTTAGATCAAGATATTTATAAAGTAAGATATTCTTATGAACAGTTAAGGTCAGATATAAGCCCAGTAACTGGAAAAGAAAAAGGTAAAAGCCGTGAATTTTGTAAACACATGGTTGCAAGAAATGAAAAAGGTGTAAGGTATAGAAAAGAAGATATAGACATGGCATCTTTTCAAGGCGTAAATAATAAGTTTGGTCATAAAGGTCAAAATTATAGCTTGTTCAAGTACAAAGGTGGTGTTAACTGTTACCATGTATGGGTTGAAAACTTGTACCGATTAAAGAAAAAAACAGACGGTGATTTTTACAAAGATAAAAGTTTAAGCAGTTCGGAAGAAGTAAATACAGTACCATATATTGTTGATCCAACTGGCTGGGCTGATGCTCAAATTTCACCAATTGACATGGTTGATGAAGGTGCGTACCCAAAAATAGATAGACCAAACGATATAATAAATTAAAAAAATGGCAGAAGCGTTATTAATTTCAAGGGCTGACATAGTTAAATATACTTCAATGAATGGAAATGTTGACACAGATAAGTTCATTATGTACATAAAGATTGCCCAGGACACCCATATACAGAACTATTTGGGAACAGATTTATTAAAAAAAATTCAAGCTGATATTATTGCTGGAAGTTTGGCAGGTAATTATTTAACTTTACTTTCAACATACGTAAAACCAATGTTAATTCATTTTGCTATGGTTGAGTATTTGCATTTTGCAAGTTTTACGATTAGTAATAAAGGGGTGTACAAACATAGTGCTGAAAACAGTATTACGGCAACTACTGATGAAATAAATGATTTGGTAGCAAGTGAACAAAGAATTGCTGATCATTATACTCAAAGGTTTGTAGATTATATATGTAATAATTCTAATTTATTCCCTGAGTACAATTCTAACAGTGCTGATGATATGTACCCAAGTACAGACGTAAATTACACTAATTGGTATATATGAAAAAAATTGTTACAAGGCAACCAAAAGAACAGAATATTATTAAATTAAAAAAATATTTAAAAAAGCATGGCAGAAGTAAAAATATCAGAATTAACAAATAAAGGTACTTTTTTAGAAGATACCGATTTATTTATTATATCTAAAAGTGATGGATCAGGTGGCTATGATACTAAATATCTAACAGGTACAGAATTAAGACAATTAGAACTTAATAAAGAAGGAACAAGCTATACTTTAGTTTTAG